CATTTAGGAAGAAAATTTGCTTCACAACCAGCATTAAACCAAGCATTTATTGAATGTACACCTGAACAGGTCGAAAGAATTTTCGCAGTACAGGACGGAGAAGATAATTTATACTGTCAAATAATGCACAAAATAAAAGCAGTAAGGCCAATGCCTAAGTTCGGAACACCAAACTTCTAACATGTCAACAAGATGTATAACACCCTACTACAAAAAAATGGAAATAGTGAATGGAGTCACAATGGGCTACATTCCTTTTCCATGTGGGAAATGCCCACCCTGTCAAAAGAGAAGGATCTCGGGGTGGAGTTTCCGATTAACAAAACATGGCCAAGTAAGCAACACATCACAATTCGTTACCTTAACATACGACGAATCAAACGTGCCAATATCAGAAAACGGACTACAAACATTACGTAAAACAGATTTACAAAAATTTTTCAAACGATTAAGAAAATTAACTCATGAAAAAATATCTTACTACGCAGTGGGCGAATATGGAGATAAAACACAACGTCCGCACTATCATATTATTCTCTTTAATGCTAACAGTAACAGCATTGAGAGCGCTTGGAATCTTAATAATACTCTTATCGGTCATTGCCATTTTGGCGATGTTAACGATGCTAGTATTGGGTATACTTTAAAATATATATCAAAAGAAAAACAAATACCCATGTTCCAACAAGATGATAGACAAAAAGAATTTTCTATAATGTCAAAAGGATTAGGAAAATCTTATCTTACACCACAAGCCATAAAATGGCATAAAAATAAACTAGAAGAAAGAATGTATCTTCCATTACCAGGTGGAAAAAAGGCATCAATGCCAAGATACTACAAAGACAAAATGTATAAAGACGGCGAAAAATTTATGATTTCAATACATATGAAACAATTAGCCGAAAAACAAACAAACGACTTATTAAAGGAGATAGGAATCGAAAATTTCGATTTCCATATAGTACAAAGACATTTAAACCAATTTCGTAGAAACAAGAAACAATCATTACAAAGACAAAAACTATGAGAAACATCAAAAACAGCGGAAACGCACAAAACTTTCCATACACTGGAGAAGTAAATAATCAACCGTCAGAAACAGTACCAGACCAAACAATGACAATGCGTGAGATATTAACACGATACGCTAAAGGTTTACCTATTGACGGAACAAAAACCCCATTATGGGAAGATGGAGAAGGATATGCAAAAGATCCTGAAACATTAGATTTAGCGGAACGCGAAGAACTTGCAGCTCAAGCAAGAGAAGAATTACAACAAATCAATGAGAGAATCAAAGCAGCAAAAGCGAAAAGCGATGCAAAAAATAAACACAAAATCACCGACGTAGTCGATGAAAACCAAGAGTAAAACGTAAAAACTCTAAAAAACACCACTTTTTAGGGGACGGCTTTGCCGATCCCCGACAAAGTGGAAGGCAAGCGAAGCGCGGCAGAAAAGCACTAATACTACTTGATATATTAGTGCTAATTGACACTAGGTTAAAAAAACCAGTGTAAATGAGTAAAATAGGACGCGAAGGCACGACAAGGACGACTACACGAATAACACTAAAAAAACGACCTAGAGTCAATTAAAAACACAAAAAAAACAAAAACATGCCACTACCAATAGCATTAGCAGCAATAGGCGCATCAGTAGCAAAAGCAGCAACAGCAGCAAAATTTGCATCAGCAATACCATCACTCATATCAGCAGGATCATCAGCAGCAAACGCAATATCACAAGGGGCAACAAACAGAAAAACTCGCGAGTGGAACGAAGCACAATACAAAAAACAACGAGAGGACGCATTAGCGGACTGGGCAAGAACAAATGAGTATAATGCACCACTTCAACAAATGGCCCGCTTAAAAGAAGCGGGATTATCCCCCCACCTTATTTATGGTGGCGGTGCAAACTCAATATCACAACCTGTACGATCCACAGACACAAAATCATGGTCACCAAATGCACCACAAATCGACGGACAACAAATAGTATCCCAATATTTTGGGGTACAACAACAACAAAACGCATTAGAAATACAAAAAGAACAAATAGCAGGACTAAAATTAGACAACCAATATAAGGAACAAACATTACCAGACAGAACACAAACACCAGGTTTAAATAATGCAAAAATATTAGAACAAACAGATAACATCATGGAAACTACCAGGATGAACAGATTAAAGCAATCACTACAAGCAGGAGAATACGATAAATTACGAGAAGAAGTAAAACAACTTGTAACAAATAACCAATACAATGGTTTAAACCAAGCAATAAAATATAAAATAAATGGATTTTTATCAGACCAAATAGAATTAATAAATAAAGGTTTAATAAGTAAAAATAATATAACAGCCATTGAAGCAAAATGGAAACAACAAATAGATGACTTCGTTGGTGCAGCAGGCCCAATTTCATCATCATTATTAAAAATATTAGTAACAGCAATGGCTAGATAACAAAAAATTTACATAAATTACAATCAAATCACTAAAAATTAAAAACATGGCCTACATGAAACGTAGCAAAGGCTACAAAAAACGCGGAACTTATTCAAAAGGTAAACGTTCCAAATCTAAAAAACTCGGAACATATTTCGTATCAAGAGGCGGTATTAGACTTTAATTATCAACAAAAAACTAACAAAAAATGGGAAAAAACATTTTCAATTCGGTAAAATTAGAAAAACCGAAAAAAAACGTCTTTGACTTAAGTCATGACGTAAAAATGTCCATGAAAATGGGCAACTTAACACCAGTATTAGTAACAGAATGTGTACCAGGCGACAGCTTTCAAATAGGCTGCGATAGTCTTATTAGATTCGCCCCTATGGTCGCACCGGTCATGCACCGCATGGACGTATCAGTACATTATTTCTTTGTACCTAACAGAATAACTTGGGAAAATTGGGAAAAATATATAGTAGATGCAAATACACCACATGTATTACCATATTTTAATGTTAACAATTTATCACCAGACGATCCCTTTTCAATAGCAAATCCAACAGCAGCATTATTTGCTGATTATATGGGAGTTCCTACTCCACCAGTAGCAGCATCAACAACCAATGTTCAAATAAATGCTTTACCATTTGCAGCTTATCAAGCAATATATAATGAATATTATAGAGACGAAAATTTAATAACAGAAGTAGATTATAATTTAGTAGACGGAAATAACTTTAGTACATTACCTGAATTATTAAAAATGCGTAAAAGAGCATGGGAACATGACTATTTCACAGCATCTCTACCTTTTGCACAAAAAGGAACAGCAGTAGATATACCAATAGGATCAATAGACAATGATGTTGCAGTTAACTGGAACTCATTAGAAAATTCACACACAGCAGTAACATACGACGGAACTAATTCACAAACAATAGGATCATCAGCAGGAGTATCAACATTAGGTACCCCTGAAATGATAGCAAAAACATCTGACATAGATATACAACCAACAACAATAAATGACTTACGTAGAGCATTTAGACTACAAGAATGGTTGGAAAAAAACGCTAGAGGCGGAACAAGATACATCGAAAACATTTTAATGCATTTCGGTGTAAGGTCATCAGACAAAAGATTACAAAGACCAGAATATATTACAGGATTAAAAACCCCTGTTATTATATCAGAAGTATTAAACACATCATCTACATTAGATGAACCACAAGGAAATATGGCAGGTCATGGAGTAGCAGTATCAACAGGAAAATATGGTAATTATTTTTGCGAAGAACACGGATACATTATCGGAATTATGTCTGTATTGCCATTACCAGCATATCAACAAGGAATCCCAAAAACATATCTTAAATCTGATCCATTAGATTTCTTTTGGCCTTCATTCGCACACATTGGCGAACAACCAGTACAAAATAACGAGCTTTATGCATATACATCAACAGGCGAGGATACATTCGGATACGTACCACGTTATGCCGAATATAAATATCAAGCTTCACGTGTAGCAGCAGATTTTAGAAATTTATTAGATTACTGGCATTTAGGAAGAAAATTTGCTTCACAACCAGCATTAAACCAAGCATTTATTGAATGTTCTCCAGAACAAGTCGAAAGAATTTTCGCAGTACAGGACGGAGAGGACAATTTATACTGTCAAATAATGCATAAAATAAAAGCAGTAAGGCCAATGCCGAAATTCGGAACACCAAACTTCTAATATGTCAACAAGATGTATAACACCCTACTACAAAAAGATGGAAATAGTGAATGGAGTCACGATGGGCTTCATTCCATTTCCATGTGGGAAATGCCCACCATGTCAGAAGAGAAGAATCTCGGGGTGGAGTTTCCGATTAACAAAACATGGCCAAGTAAGCAACACATCACAATTCG